GGGGGCGGGGAAAGCAGGGGCATCACCAGGCTGAGGCCGACCGCCACGAGCTGCACCAGCCAACGCATCGTTTTTCCGAGCTTCCGACTCCAGCACCGCCAACTGCGCTTCCTGCAGGCGCCGCTGCATAGGGTCCATCTGAGCAGTTACCGCACGACCAAGGTCCTGGCCCATCCGACCAGACCAATCATTTTTTTCCTCCATTACCGTGATCGGCGCAGCCGCCGCGCCACCCGCGCCAAGAGCGAACAGAGGATGCACTCCCGCCGCCTTAGCGTCCTCGACGCGCCACCTAATACCGTGCTGCGCGAACTCCCGTTGAAGCGCCGCGTTTTGATTCCATTGGTCCTCAGCATCGAAGCCTCCACCGCCCGTATTGATCGCACCAGCCAGCCCTGAACCAAGAGCCTGACCAATCGCCGCGGAACCTAGCTTGCCACCGACGAACGCTCCTGCAGCAGGGAGAACAGCTTTAGCGATTTTTTTGAAGAAGCCCATTTAGCACCCGAACAAAGAATCCGGAGTGCGCCTGTAATGGCGCTTGGGGGCAGAACCTGAGAAACCAGCTCGACGCATTGCGAAAAGCACTTCGCGCCTCTCTTTCCTCTGACGGCAGAACTTTACAAGCCGTGGTACTCGAATAGCCGGCAGCCGTAGATTAGCACGACCTAGAGAAACCCGCTCGGCAAGGGGGAGGGTTAGCCTTCCTCTTAGCCCGAGCCTGCGCCTCCCCGCCTGCGTTATGCGGGAGAGCGCTCTCGGCCTCCAGGCTTCGCCTTCGGCCTGTATGGGGGCACGCCCCCATGCCCCGGTTAAGACATCGCTGACGACCCGCGAGCGGGGCGTATCCAGCTCCGTCCATGTGTCAAAGACAGATCCCGTCGGGGGCAGCGTACCGGGTACGCTAGGCCGATAATTTGAGCCGCCCCGACGACGTATCCTAGCCATTTCTGTCCTTGCTCTGCAAGGCACCTAGCACAGTAACCCTCAAGTCTTAGGGTTACTGTGGGGGGCCGGCGCAGCCGGCACTTCAGGCGCCGGAGCCGCCGGCGCCTCATCCTTTTTTTGCTCTGCAGCACGACGAGCGATATCCCGCTCGAAAGCCGCCCTGAACTGAGGCGGAATCCTGCGAATCATCGCGTGGTCCCGAGCAATACGCTCCTGGTCATCGTCCAGCTCGTGTACCGACTCTGGCTCGTCACCATCATCGTCGACCTCGAAATCATCCGCTTCATCGAAGCTCTCAAAGCCCTGACCCTGGGCATGCATCGAAACAGACGTGCGCACCATACGAGCGATCTTTTGCTCCAAACTTTCTGGCGCACGCACACCGAGAGGCCACTCCACCGGAGTATCGTCAAACGGTTCAAACCGCCGCTTAGTATCAGCCATTAGAAAATCCTCGAGAAGGCATTCTTGTTAACCATGCGACGCGCCTGGATCGAATGAGAAGCCATGATCCACAACACGTCATTCGTCGCCACCTGATAGATCCTGTCCGTAGGGTTGCACGACACGAAGGTCGAATTCAGAGTGACATCCGCACCGAACAGCCGCGCCATGTGCCAATAATCCAACGTAGTCCGAAACTCCCCGGCAATCTTCGACGGGAGCCTTCTATATTCGTGGTAGCGGTCCTGATAGCCGAAAACATCCGTAGGCCCTGAATCCATCGCATAGACCTCACGATTGAGCACTTCCTGCTGACCGATCGCTTCCAGCTCCTTCTGAAAATAATCCTCCTTGGTAGTCCGAGTCCACATCCTGTCAAGCCCTTCAGCGTACATCGTCCGCGGACGAACAGAGAGCAACGAGAGAACCAAGCCGTGTTCCTCAAAGAAACGACGATACCTGCGCGAACGCATCGCAGAGATACCATGCCCACGCATGACACCAACGCCGTAATCGTCAGCATCACCTTCCGTCATAGCGGTCTGCAGAACCTCGGAGAACGAAATTGTTTGTTTCCCTCCACCAAGATATTCCGGCCTGGCTAGCCGGCTATCGCTGGACCTGACCCCCAGGTAACGGAGGTATTCTGTATAGCGAGACCCGTACCGCGCGCGCGCTTCCTGATAGCGCTGCAGGGCAAACGCCTCACGCACCGAATTGACATCGACCGCAGTAGCACCAGCGAGATCAGCAATAAGACCGCCCTTGGGATCAAGCGACAAACCCGTCGCAATACCGTTAAGCAGCTCACCAGCACCCGAGCTCGTAATCGAAGAAGCACCATTCAGACCGTCGGTATTCTCGACATAGACATCCCACGATGGAGCATTGGAAACACGGTCGACGGGCGCCGTAGTACCGAGAGGAAGCGTGACCTCTGGACCTTTCTGGGGCCACGGCCGCGAAGTCGTGTAGGGATCCTTCTCCCAAGCGATATTCGCCAAGGTCAACGTAGAAGTAGAGTCCGCACCAGAAGCCGTAGAAATCGTCCGAGCCGTAACTAAGTCCTCGTCCCTGTAATTCTCGTTAAAAATTTTCGAGTAAGCCCTGAACGGCAACGCCGAAATCTGCGTAGAAATGAGCCCTGGCGGAACGCCGAGATAATCATGCAACGAACCTTCAACCACACCGGGCGAACCAGGCGTAGTGATGTAGGGCCAAGACGTGCCAGCACCTTCACCGTCCGAACCACCCGTGATGAAATCCTCCCATCCCGACCAGATCAACCGATAGGGAACGAACCAATGGTGAACACGCACCGACACCGGGTGCATGACCGGAGCAACGAGCGGAGACACGCGAAGAAGAAGCGACGTCGCTTGCTGAATCGAATCACCTGGCAACGCCTCAAAGCACGCAATCGGGTACAGATAGCCCATGTTCCCGGTCAACAGCTTGTAATGCGACAACGAGTGTTTATTCCTTTTCACAGTCCAACCCTCCGTTGAATAGATCTACGTTTCAATATGCCCTTCGCCCGCTCGCCAGAATTACGAGCGATCCCTTCCGAACGTTCAATCAACTCCGCCAAACGATCTGCATCGTGAAGCCGCAACGCAAGACCGTGCTCGAGCTGACGCCTCATCTCCACAGCATCCCGGTCAATGCCGGACGAGTCCAAAATACGGCCCCGTAGGTATCTTCCCAGGGGCAACATCCGAGCATCCTGTCGGACCACATTCGACACAGTACCAACCTTCGCAAGAACAGCCGCGCCTTGGCGTGAAGTATAGAAGCCCGATATACGATCCGCAATCGCGGCACCGATCCCCGGTTTCAAACTCATTCGCGCGAACTCCGGCCGTAGATTTTTTCCAGCCCATCGCATACCTCTTTCATTTGTAAGGCCCTTGCACGTATACCCCGCAAGATACGCCGCAGACTCAGGACCCACACAGGAGACACGAACGTGACCGAACGTCCACGCCTCACGTAAGCCAGGTCCGTCCCGCACACCGAACAACGCTGCGTGATAATGGGGCCGCCAAGATTGCTCTCCGTACTCTCCGACAATGAAATACCGGAACGGTCCAACTCTCCGACGAAGACGCTCAAGAAACAGCCGCGTAGCACGCACCGAGACGCACCCGTCTCTCGGGAGGAATTCGTCTGCGTAGGTACCTGTCCAGAACAGGGAGGATTCATGACAAAGCGATTCCAGAAGAAGCCTGCACGTCCAAGTGCGAGCTCGATTGATCCGACATGGCATACATTGACCACACCCGAACGCCTCTAGCCCGCGCCTGAACGGCTTTGCACATTTCACATCCGATATCCGATGTGAATACCACGAAGCCGCATGCGACCGCGACCACGACGACCGTAACGACGACGACCGCGAAAACTACGAAACCGACGACGACCACGACGAAACCGCATAAGACCTCCTAGTCAAAGTACCGGATTTTTCCCCGAACAGTCGGCCCACGCTCCGGCGGCCGCGCCAACAACTGCGCACGCTCATAAGGCGTAGCATTCCAAATCCCTTCGCCCCACGAATACATGTTTTCCACATTCTTTATCACCTTCGCAATCCGCGACGTAATCGGAAAGTAGTCCTTCATCCGATCAAGCCACTCCACGCCGTACATATCCACACCACGACGCAAAAACGCATAGGACAGCTCCCAAGACTCCGACAGCGCCTCCAGCGCCTGGGAAGCGTCTTTAGTAGGAAGCGGAATCCGCAAATCAGGCGTCAACGAATACTCCTGGGCAATCGCAGCAGGTTGACCCGCCGCCATCGAACGATCCTCGGCTCGCACACTACCAATCGTCACAGGCTCATACTTCACCGCGTCCCGAGCAAGAACCTCCGTAGGCCCATAGAGCACAGGCATCCCACCTTCATCGAACGCACCAGGCCCGTAGGGGGCGGGGAAAGCAGGGGCATCACCAGGCTGAGGCCGACCGCCACGAGCTGCACCAGCCAACGCATCGTTTTTCCGAGCTTCCGACTCCAGCACCGCCAACTGCGCTTCCTGCAGGCGC